GCATGTGGTACGAGCGCCGGATGGCGGCCGACTCCATGAGTGGCAACGAGATCCCCTTCGGCGTGCAGTCGCTTCTGGACTCGCAGAAGTGGGGCTCCTACCGATGATCGACCCCGGCAAGCTCCGCGAGCGCGTCACGGTGCAGATCGCCACAGGCACGACCAATGCCCTCGGCGAGACGGTGCTAGCGTGGGGCGACTCGTCCGCCGTGTGGGCAAGCGTCGAAGGCGTGTCGGCACGCGAGGCCCTGACGGCCGGGCAAAAGGAAACCACCGTCAGCCACCGCGTTCGGCTGCGTTATCTGCCGGGCCTGACGCAGCAGATGCGGTTCTCGTGGCGTTCCCGCACGCTCGACATCGTCAGCCTGCTCGAGCACGGCAACCGCTCAGAGCACGAGGCTATCTGCCAGGAGCGGCGAGATGGCTAGCCCTTCGCCGCAGGCCGGCGTGAATGTGACGATCGACGTGCCTGGGCTGGAAGAGGTCCGCGAGCGGTTTAAGCAGCTGCCCAAGGCGCTGGCCGCTAAGCACATGGCCGCAGGGCTTCGCCGCGCTGCCGAGCAGGGCGGCACGCTCCAAGCTCTTCGCACGAATACGCCACGTGGGCCGACAGGCAACCTGCGGCGGGCGATCGCTGTCAAAAGCAAGACGTACACCCGTGGCGAGCGTGGCGGCGTCGGTATTGCCATCATCGGCTATCGGGCCGGGCGTCGAATGAACGAGCCATTCGATGACAGAAAGCTCGGCTACCACCAGGGGCTCCTGGAGTTCGGCACGCAGGAGCGATTCCGCAAGACTGCCAACGGCCTGCGAGTATCCACGGGCAAGATGCCGACGGGCGGCAGCTACAAGCGTCCGCCGATCCGCACGGCCTGGGAGCAGACTAGGGGCCGCGTCGAAGCCCTAATGGTTCGTGAGATGAGCGACGCCGTAGAGGCAGCAGGCCGCGATCTCGCCGGCCAGGTCCGTGCATCCCAGAGGGCTGGCTAATGTCTCTGAAGTCTCCCGAGGCAGTGCTGCGAAATGCGCTTGTCGCCAATACCGCCGTGCAGGCGATCATCAACGGGCGGATCTACCCGCTGCGGCACGTAGGGCCAGCACCGATCCAGTTTCCGCTGATTATCTGGCGGCGTGCTCGCATTGAGCGAGTGCCCACGATGACCGGCCCGGCGGGCATGCCACGGGTAACTATGGAACTGTACATCTATGCCACGACCTACAACGTGGCCCGCGACCTGGCAGACAAATGCCGCCGCGTTCTGGATGGGTATGCCGGCTCCATCGACAATACGGTAGTGCGGCAGGCCACCTTGGAAGACGAGTCTGATGACATCGTCGATCAAGAGGGAGCCGAAACATCGATATACAGCGTTCGTCAGGAATACGACATTTTCTGGGTGGAGAACTAACTCATGGCATCCCACGGTCAAGGCACGTCGCTCTCGTTTGCTGGCTCGACCTACACGGTGACGAGCGTCACGTACTCGATGAACAACGTCGGCGGTGACGATACCATCGACATTTCGCACCTTGGCCAGTCGGCCGGCTCCAACGTCCTGACTATGGATCGCCCGCTCAAGGGCTCCGCGACCGACACGGGCCGCGAAGTCAGCATCGAGTACATCGGCACTGCTCCCATCACGGACGGCGCGACCGGCACGCTTGCCATCACTGGCGGTCTGTCGCTCTCGGCGGCTGCCACGGTGCAGAGCTCGTCTGTCACGCTGACGGTGAACGACGTGACGCGAGGCCAGGCCACCTTCCGCGTTGCGCGAGTCTAAGCCGCTACGGAGGGTTCCGTGGCTACTTACTCGCATGGCGTTGGCGTGACCTGGGGAGGCTCTGCCTTCTCTGAGATTGTCGGCTTGGATTGGCAATACGGCGGCGGTGCCCCCAAGGGCCGCAGCGTCGTGTGGACCGATGAAGCTGGCAGCGTCTCCGTTACCACACTGGCGGGCGCCAACACCAGCACTGCCGAGTACGGCCTGCGGAAGCAGCTCGTGATCTCGGGCGGCGGCCAATCCTTGACGGTGCAGGCAGTATGGGAGTCGCTGAGCGTGGCGAATGAAGTGAACGGCGTGACCCGTTACACCGTCACGTTCAAGATCCTGGACGGGTAAACCATGGCACTGACCAAAGAACAGATTCTTGCGGCGGACGATCTGGGCCTGCTCGAGCTCAAGGTGAAGGAGTGGGGCGGATCGGTGTTCATCCGCATCATGACCTGCGGCGAGCGCGACGCTTACGAGAACGAATGGGTGAAGAACAAAGAGCGTGGCGTCGAGAACTTCCGCACGAAGTTTCTGGCGAAATGCCTCTGCGACGAAAAGGGCGAGCGGCTCTTCTCTGATGCCGAAGTCGATCAGCTGGCAAGAAAGTCTGCGAAGGTCATGGCTCGCGTGTGGGCCAAGGCCATGGAGCACAACGCTCTCACCGACAAAGACGTGGAGGAACTCGCAAAAAACTAGCCATCCGCCCGACGCGCGTGTTTCTGTTTCGTCTGGCGGGTTATTTGAAAATGACGGTGCGACAGCTCTGCGAGCAGATGGATTCGCGGGAGTTTGCCGAGTGGGTTGCGATCCACAGGCACTACCACCCGCTTCCTGACGAGTGGAGGCAAACGGGCCTGATGGCCAGTGCGAGCCTTGCGCCGTACTGCCCGCGAGGGCGAACGCCGAAGGCAGAGGACTTCGTGCCCGTCGCAAGGGCACCCCAGCATGACATGCAGATTGCGGAAACATTGGCACAGTTGGCGAAAGACTTGGGCGGTGAGTAATGGCAACCGTTATCGGCCTCGGCGTGCAGTTCAGCGCGAACGCCAGCGGTATGACCAAAGGTCTGTCGCAGGTCGATCGCCAGCTGCAGAACCTCGGCAAGCAGGCAGGCCAGGCCGCTAGGCTCTTTGACACGTTCGCATCTTCCAGCGCCGCAGCCTCGGCAGCCCAGCAGCAAGTTGCCACTGACATTGCCTTCCTGGGCAGTGCCCTGCGGACGGGGCAAGTGTCTGCTGAGCAATACGCTGCCGAGCTCCAGGCGATCGTCGGCAGTGCCCAGCAGCAGGCGGCTGCGTTTGCGGAAGGTGCTCGGATCACAGAGCAGGTGGCGACTGCCGAAGAGCGGCGGGCGGCATCGCTGGAGCGTCTCGGGCAGCTGCTGGCTTCTGGTGCGATAAGCGAAGAGACCTACAGCCGGGCTGCGGCAGAGGCCAGTGGCGAGAACGAGGCTGCAGCAAAGGCCGAATCAGATCGTGCCGCCGCACTGGCCCGCGCCGCACAGATCACGCAGGCGAACCTGAGCCCGCAGCAGAAGTACGACCAGCAGGTGCAGGAGCTCAACGGCCACTTGGCGGCCGGCAGAATTTCGCAAGACACCTACAACTCTGCACTCAACAAAGCGGCCACGGATTTTGCCAAGGCGACGATTGCCGCAAACAAGTACGACGATTCGGTGGAGGCGGCCGGCGACGGTGGCACGCTGAAGTTCAACGAGCTGAGCGGCGCGCTCGCTGCGATCCCTGGCCCGATCGGCGACGTGGCTGGCCGGCTCTCTGGCCTCGCGTCGGCCGGCGAAGGCTTGGGCCGTGTGTTCTCTGGCGGGCTGACGAAGGGGCTCGCTGCCATCGGCGCTTCAGTGGCCGGGCTCGTCAACCCGTTTACCGTAGGCCTAGCTGCCGTCGCTGCGTTCGCAACTGGGGCCACGGCAGTTGCTCGTGGGCTTGTTGATCTCGAAGGCCGCGTCGAGCAGCTGGGAAATCTTGCCGATCAGCTTGGCGTTTCCTTTGAGTTCATCCAAGTGCTCGAGGAGTCAGCAAGCCGCAGCGGCGTTTCGGTGGATACGCTTGCCGGCTCCATGACTCGCCTGCAGAAGACGCTGGCCGGGGCCGACGAGGAAAGCAAGTCGGCACAGGCTGCACTGTCTCGGCTGGGCATTTCGATTGACGAGCTGAACGGCCTATCCCAAGAGGATCAGATAAGGCTCGTCGGAGATCGCATCGCGGCTATCGAAGACCCGGCCAAGCGTACGGCCGCTGCGGTCGCGTTGTTCGGCAAGAGCGGCGCAACGCTGCTGCCTTTCTTCAATAACCTCGGCCCTGCGGCCGATGACATCGAGCGGCTTGGCGGAGCACTCTCAGAAATCGACAGAGGCCGCATTGACGATTTCGGGGCTGGCATCGACTCTCTCGGCGTTGCCAGCTCTCGCCTTGGCGAACTGCTTCTGCTGCCGTTCGCGGGCCTGGGCGAAGGCGTTGCCAAAGGCTCTGCCGAGTTCCTGGGTGGCGTGAATGCCATCGTCGGCCCGATCGGAAACGTGCTTGAGCCTGTGCTGTCTGGGCTGGGCTCTGCGTTTGAAAGCGTAGGAATCGTGATTGGCGGATTCGGCCGCGTGTTCGGCACGCTGCTTGCGCCGATTGGCGACATTGCTCAGGCATTCGGTGCAGTCGGCGACTCGTTCAACGAAGCCTTTGTGGACGTTGTGAGATACCTAGTCGATGGCGCTGTGTCGGCGTCAGAGTTCGTCCAATCGTTTAACCCGCTGGGAGTTATCGCTGACAACATCGGCGCAATCGGCGAAACTGTTT